AAGGTAGAGTTACATCCAGCACAGATGGAAATCTTCAAGTCCACTGCCCGATTCAAGGTAGTGGCTGCAGGGAGACGTTTCGGTAAGTCCCGACTAGCGGCATGGGTACTGCTCATGGAAGGATTGAAGTCCAAGGACAAGGATGTATTCTACGTAGCACCAACCTTTCAGCAGGCCAAGGATATTATGTGGGGAACCCTCAAGGAATTGGGGGAGGGACTCATTAAATCCACACATGAAAATACTGCCACTATTACATTAATCAATGACCGTAAGATCTACCTGAAGGGAAGTGACAGACCGGACACTCTCCGTGGTGTGGGGTTGAGATATGTAGTATTGGATGAGTATGCATCCATGAAACCCTCTGTATGGGAGTTAATCCTTCGTCCTACATTGGCGGATGTTAAGGGTTCTGCCCTATTCATTGGTACTCCCGATGGTAAGAACCACTTCTATGACCTATGGCTACAGGCAGGGAAAGAGGATTATCCCGAGTGGGAACAATTCAGTTTTAACAGTACAGACAATCCCCTACTTGATCCAGAGGAAATTGAAGCTGCTAGACAGTCCATGTCCAGTCAAGCCTTCCGTCAAGAGTTCGAGGCATCCTTTGAATCCTTCAATGGTGGTATCTTCAAGGAAGAATGGTTCCAAGTAAATGAGGAAGAACCGGACGAGGGAAGGTATGTAATTGCTGTAGACCCTGCAGGGTTTGAGGGAATTAACAAAGAACGTGGGGTCAAGGGTAGTAAGCTGGATGAAACAGCCATTGCACTTGTAAAGGTCTATGAAGATAAGTGGTGGGTCAAGGAGATTCAGCATGGAAGGTGGACAGTTAAAGAAGCAGCAGAGAGAATTCTTGATACAGCAATTGATCACGAGGTTACAAATGTTGGTATTGAAGCGGGTAGCCTCAAGAACGCACTTATGCCATACCTTACGGACCTAATGCGTACACGTGGTAGGTGGGTAGTTATTAATGACGTAACCCACGGTGGTCGTAAGAAGACTGAACGTATTACATGGGCCTTACAAGGAAGACTGGAACATGGTAAAATACAGTTTAATTATGGCTTTTGGAATCGTGACTTCATTAATCAAATGATGGATTTTCCAAATAGCCGTTCACATGACGATCTCTTGGATGCACTGGCCTACATTGATCAGGTATCCACTGCAGATTTCATTAATGACATTGAAATAGATGACTGGGAGCCACTAGATGCCTACGCAGGATACTGATTTTACTACCTATAATGCCCTAGCAACATGGGTAATGGACCGTGTAGAACAGTGGAGAACCCACCGGGACACTAATTATCAGGAAAAATGGGAAGAATATTACCGTCTGTGGAGAGGAGTGTATGATCCCGGTGATAAAACCCGTGATTCAGAGAACTCAAAGTTAATTTCCCCTGCACTTCAGCAAGCAATTGAAGCCACTGTAGCAGAATTGGAGGAAGCAACCTTCGGATCTGACCAGTGGTTCGACATCCGTGATGACTTCCTAGACAACACACCGGGTGATGTTAGTTATTTACGTAAAATCCTGAAGGAAGACCTAGAAAAAGAGGGTGTCAAGGAAGCAATTGCAGAGATTTTCCTTAACGGTGCCATCTACGGTACTGGTGTTGGTAAGATTCTGGTGGAAGAGAAGAGTGAATTCTACCCAGTAGAAGTACCAGTTGAAGGAACACTGACTACACAGCGTGTGGTACAGGAAGTTCCCTACATTTGTGTAAAAATTGAACCAGTTTCCCCGGATGAATTCCTAATTGACCCCGTAGCTACCTGCATTAATGAAGCATTGGGTGTTGCAGTAGAAACAATTAAGCCACGATACAGTATTGTTAAAGGAATTAAAGATGGAATCTATGATGATGTTCCTCTCGGCGGGCATACTGACATTGATTCTGATTATGACTTTGAATCAGGAGTAGAAGAAGAGGATGATCAAGTAAAGATCACGGAATACTGGGGCCTGATTCCTAAGAAGTTCATGAATAAGAAGGAATCTTTCAGTGAGTTTGACTATGAGGACGATGATCTAGTTGAGGCTGTAGTAACAATTGCAAATGACAGCCAGATCCTGCGTGTGGTAGAGAATCCTTTCATGATGAAGGACCGTCCTTTCATTTATTACCAGCATGACAGGGTACCGGGTAAGTTCTGGGGACGTGGCGTGGCTGAGAAAGGCTACAATATGCAGAAGGCACTGGATGCAGAACTCCGTAGTCGTATTGATGCACTGGCATTGACCACTCACCCAATGATGGGTATTGATGCTACCCGCATTCCACGTGGTGCGAAGCTGGAAGTACGTCCCGGTAAGACCATTCTAACCAATGGGGACCCTGCAACGGTACTACGTCCAATGAACTTTGGTCAGTTACAGGCACATACCTTCCAAGAATCAGCAGAACTTGAAAGAATGCTGTCAATGGCAACCGGTGCCTTTGATACTGCCACGTCTACTGCGGCACAGCCACGTAATGGTACGGCCAGTGGCATGTCCATGATTCAGGCTGCAAGCATTAAGCGTCAGAAACGTACACTAATGAACTTCCAGAATAACTTCCTCATCCCAATGCTGAAGAAAGTTATTAACCGTAAGATTCAGTTTGATCCAATGCGTTACCCACTCATGGATTACAAGTTTATTCCGTATAGCACTATGGGTATTATGGCCAAGGAACTGGAAATGACTCAAATGATCCAGCTCCTGTCCGTAATTTCCCCAGAAAGCCCTGCACATAAGGCGTTGGTAATGGGTGTACTGGAGTCAAGTAGTGTACAGAACCGTGATGAACTACTGCAAATGCTCATGCAACCACCTGATCCACAGGCACAGCAGATGCAGATGATGGCAATGCAGTTACAAATGCAGCAGGCACAAGCAGATGTACAGGAAACTCAGGCCAAGGCTCAGAAGCTAATGGCCGAGGCTGCAGAGAAGATGCCATCGGATATGAAACAACAGGAAAAACTCCTTGATATGCAGAAGAAGATGATGGATATGCAGAAACAAGCAGCCGATATTGAAAACATTAAGTCAGAAACAATTCGTAATATTCCAGAGATTGAACATCTCAAGAGTGAAACGATATTGAATCTTGCTAATGCTCGTAAGGGTGGTGTATAATATATGGGTAAATCTGATAATGATTTCTTTAACGATAGATTAAAACTATTTGAACAGGAAGGCTGGATGGACCTAGTTGGTGAACTAGAAACTCTGTCCTTAAACCTAAACGATGTTCGGTCTATCGAAAACGAAAAGGACCTTTACTTTGTGAAGGGCCAGTTGAGTATGATCCAAATGATTATTAATCTAGAGGATTCTACTCGTGAGGTAATGGAGAACTCTTAATACCGGAGTCCATTAATTTTTTACTCCACAATCCAAAAGGACGGAGAATACTATGGTAAATATTGTTGATCCTGAAGTAGAAGGTAGTGTTGAAGCGTTTGACGAAGTTGAAGTAGATACCCCAGAGGTAGAAGCTGAAGTAGAGTATGAACTTCCCGAGAAGTTTCGGGGCAAAAGTCAGAAAGAAATCATTGATGCCTACTCTAATTTAGAGAAGGAACTTGGACGTAAAGGCCAAGAAGTCGGTGAACTTCGTAAACTAGCAGATCAATTCCTTCAATCAAAGGTAAATCAACGGGAACCTGAACCTGAAGAAGAGTTTGATTTTTATGATGATCCTAAAGCAGCAGTTGAGAAACTGCTAAAGAACGATCCTCGTTTAAAACAAGCAGAGGAACAGGCAGCCGCTATGAAGGCACAAGCTGCAGCAGCACAGTTAGAGAAAACACATCCAGACTTTATGGATATTGTGCAGGACTCTAAGTTTCAGGAATGGGTGAAGGGGTCAAAGATCCGTACTCAGTTGTTTATGGCTGCGGATAACTATGACTTCGATGCTGCCAATGAATTGCTTGGTACATGGAAAGAACGTTCCATGATCAACAAGACAAAGGAAGCTGAGGCTGAACAGGAAGCCGACCGTAAGGCTGCACTCAAGGGTGCTAAGTCTGAAAGCCGTTCCTCCGGTGAAGCTAAGGCCGGCAAGAAGATTTATCGTAGGGCCGACCTAATTAGATTGAAACAAACGGACCCGAACCGTTATGACATGTTAGCAGATGAAATCTACGCAGCATATGCAGAAGGCCGGGTTAAATAGTAATTAGTGGGGCTACGGCTCCGCCTCGTAAGGAGTATTAAAATGGCACTTGGTTCAAACCATAATACCACTACCACTGCAGCGAATTTTATTCCTGAACTGTGGAGTGATGAAGTAATTGCAGGTTACAAGAAAAATCTTGTAGTTGCAAACGTTGTTACCCGTATGTCCCACAAGGGCAAGAAGGGTGATACCATCCACATCCCGGCACCGACCCGTGGCGCAGCTAATCTTAAGCAGGCATCTACTCAGGTTATCCTGAATACTGCCACTCACGGTGATAAGCCGGTATATATCAACAAGCACTACGAATATTCAGTCCTGATTGAAGACATCGTAGAAGTACAGGCACTCCAGAGCCTCCGTCGTTTCTACACGGATGATGCTGGTTATGCACTGGCTACGCAGGTTGATACTGACCTCGTAAACCTGTGGGCTGCTCTTCAGGGTGGTTCTGCATACAGTGCTGCTGTCATCGGTGGTGACGGTGTGACTGCATGGGACGGTTCTGCATCTACTAACACCGGTAACGGTACTGACATTGGTGATGCAGGTATTCGTAAGATGATCCTTGCTCTGGATAATGCAGACGTTCCGATGGACAACCGTGTACTGGTTATCCCGCCGATCGCTGCTAACGACCTGCTTGGTATCAACCGTTTCACTGAGCAGCAGTACATCGGTTCTGGTGATGCAATCAAGACTGGTAAGATCGGTATGATCTACGGTGTTGACGTGTATGTATCCAGCAACTGCCCGACTGTAACTGCAGATGACACCACTACCGACTACCGTGCCGGTGCTCTGTTCCACAAGGACGCTTTCGTACTTGCTGAGCAGATGGGTGTTCGTTCACAGACTCAGTACAAGCAGGAATATCTCGGTGATCTGTTCACCGCTGATACCCTGTACGGTGTATCTGAGTTGCGTGACAACGCTGGTATTGCTTTCGTAGTACCGTCTACCTAAGAGTTGTCTTAACTCTACCCCCTAGGGTAAAATCTAGGGGGTTTTATTAAGACAACACTGGGGTGTTCTATGCCAATCTATGAGTACAAGTGTGCTTCCTGTCAGGAGGTAACCGATGAATTACGATCCATGTTTGTTAGAGATGAAGATGGAGTGTGTTCTTCCTGCGGTGGTACGACCCATTATCGGGTCTCTGCACCCAGAGCCATGTTGGATGGAACAGACCCCGGATTTCCCGGAGCCTATGATAAGTGGGCTAGAACTCATGAGCGGGCTGGAGGACAGCAGTGATGGATTTATTTTCCGACTCTATTGACAGTATGGAACTTGATGTAATCAAGGATAAAATCCGTGATGTCTATGCAAAACTCCTAACTGAATACTTTAAGAAGCAAGTTCCCGGTGCTTCCGAGGAAGATATTGCTGCCTTCATTGAAGAAAATGCTATGGAGTTTGAAGGTTCAGATGAAGAAGATTCTGAAATTAATGAAATCCTAGGCATGCTGGATGAGATGTTGGATGATGGTGAAGACCTGACTCCCGTAGATCCCTCAGGAAAGGCTCCAGACTATACCGGTACCCAGCTAGGTACTAAGTCCAAAGAAGGTACCAAGGTTCCTACAGGAAGCTACAGAGGCCTTAAACTGGGTGGTATGATGACCCCCAGTGATTCACAGACGAAGGTCCGTACCTCCAAAGAAAATGATCCTACGGGTGGAATTAATACTAAATCTGTAGACGAAGTTATGGTACAATATGCACCATTGGTGGAGAAACTAAAAGAAGAACTGGCTTCACTCAAGCAACGGAAACGTATTGGAATTAAAGCTGCTCGGGAGTTATTTTAATATGAACCCGAGAATTAAGGAGTTCCGCCTTGGCTAAGTTCCAACGTCTCGGTCCTGTCTGGAGAAAGCCAAAGCCTAACCATTGGAAGAAACAAAAGAATCTTGCTAGGTGGGCCAACGAGCGTCAGTCCTTGGAGGAACTAGTTCACTCTGCTCCAATTGAAATTGAAACCGAAGCCGGTGGATATTTCTTTGTACTTGAACAAGATACAACAACTTATTTGATAGTAGAGTAACACTATGAGTACACAAAAGGTATCAGACCTCGCAGCCCTAACTACTGCAGCCGATGATGATCTTCTATTAATCTCAGATATATCTGAAACTGAAAGTAAAAGCATCACTGTAGCTAATCTAGTCAATACGCAGATCGACGCTGCCAACGCTAACTCACTCGCTTTCGCTATCGCATTGGGGTAAATCATGGCTAACACTTTCAAATCGTACCAGTCCACTGGCATTACAACGGAAACTACTGTGCTGACTGGACCTTCTTCTACACAGACTACCGTGATTGGGCTTTCAATTGCTAATACCGGTGCGAGTTTGGCTACCGTAGATGTAAAACTCAACACCGCTTATATTGTGAAGGCTGCACCGATTCCGGTTGGTGGTGCTCTGGTAGCTATCGGCGGTGAACAGAAGGTTGTCGTTGAGGCCACTGACACCATTAAAGTTACTTCCGATGTAACCGTTGATGTATGCACTAGCACTCTGGAGATTACCTAATGGCATATACAGGCAGAGCACCTTCGGCTGCTCGACTTAATCAAGTAACTTCAGTCGATATTGTTGATGGTGCGGTAGCCCCTGTTGATTTGTCTACGGGTGCTCCGAGTTGGGACACCAGTGGTAATGTGGGTATTGGGACGAGTAGTCCTGCTAGCAAGCTTCACGTAGTTGGCACAGTCACGGCTAATGGACTCACTGCCACCACTGTGGACATCAACGGTGGCACAATTGATGGAGCCACCATTGGTGGGGCTTCTGCTGGTGCAGGCACCTTTACTTCTCTGGGGGCCACAGGGAACATCACCGTAGGCGGCACCGTGGATGGCCGTGATGTGGCTGCGGACGGTACGAAGCTGGATACGGTCGAGACCAACGCAGATGTAACTGATACCGCCAATGTTACGGCGGCTGGTGCGTTGATGGATAGTGAGGTAACGAATCTTGCTGCCGTAAAAGCATTCGATCCAGCCGCCTATGCTACCGCTGCACAAGGTTCTCTGGCCGATTCCGCTTTGCAAGATGGAGACACCGTTGCATCTCTGGATATCAACGGCGGCACGATTGACGGCACTACTATCGCTACATCTGACATCACTGTAGGGACTGGTAAAACTCTTGATGTGTCCTCTGGCACCCTGACTCTGGCTGACAATCAGATTTCTGGTGATAAGGTTGAGGGCGGTACGATTAATGCTGTCACTATCAATACCCTTGGTTCTACGACGGGCAACATCACTACCGTCAACGCTACCACCGTCGACACCACCAACATTGAAGTTGCCAACCTGAAGGCCAAGGACGGTACTGCTGCGGGTTCCATTGCTGATTCCACTGGTGTTGTAACGCTTGCTTCCTCCGTCCTAACCACCACAGACATCAACGGTGGCACAATTGATGGAGTCACCATCGGAGGGTCAAGTGCAGCGGCGATTACGGGGACGACGATCACAGGCACCAGCTTTGTGACCTCTGGTGATATGACCTTTGGTGACAACGACAAGGCCATCTTCGGTGCGGGGTCTGATTTACAGATTTATCATGATGGGTCACATAGTTATATTAGAGATGTTGGCACGGGGTTAATGCGTTTAACTGCACAAGATTTCTTGCTAGAAGGCTCTGATGGTAGTGCCATAATTTATGGCGTTCAAGGTGGTGCTACAACAATTCATCACGCAGGGGCATTCAAACTCACCACAACCTCTGCAGGCGTTAATGTCACCGGCACAATCACGGCTGATGGTGCTTCATTAGATGGCGCAGTAGTTATCAACGAAGCCGGAGCCGATGTAGATTTCCGTGTTGAATCAGATACCAATGCCAATGCGTTGTATGTGAACGGCTCCAGCGGTCATGTTGGTATTGGCACGAGTTTGCCTAATGCAAAGTTGGGAGTTAACGGAAGCATTTCATCAGTAGCTAATAGCGACTTGCCCGTTTTTGGCGGCTTCAATGCGTATCTTGCTGGTGGATTTTCATCCCCAGATGTGGGGCGTCTGATAATAGGAGACAGCACAGGCTGGAAGTATCATATATCACAACGGCAAAGTAGTACGAACACTGACTTAGTGACGTTCCAAGATAACGGCAACGTAGGTATTGGGACGAGTTCGCCTGCTCATAAAGCTGACGTTCAAAGTGCTGGCACTACGATAGTGCAAGTCAAAAATACAAACCTTACATCGTCTGGGATGCGTTTAGGAGAGGATTCCACTGGCGGGTTTATTGCGGAAGAGGGGGCTTACCCAGTTCGCTTTTATACCGCTGCCACAGAACGAGGACGCTTCGACGCCACTGGGAGATTCTTGATTGGTACGGTTGCACCCCTATTTGACAATGCGGCTTTCGTCGTGAGGGGTATTGCAGGGGTTCGTGCTTCGTCCATATTTGAGGTACAGAACTCAACCGCAGCCTTCGCTCAGTGCCAGTTTATTAATCCAAATGGCGTTATTGGCTCCATTTCAACCAACGGCTTTGCTACCACCTACAACACCTCCTCAGACTACCGCCTCAAAGAAGACTGGCAGCCAATGTCAGGCAGCATTGACCGTGTTAAGAATCTAAATCCAGTCAACTTTGCATGGAAGGGAGATGGCTCACGAGTCGACGGTTTCCTTGCACATGAAGCTGCTGAGGTAGTACCTGAAGCAGTTAGTGGCGAAAAGGATGCAGTCGATAAAGACGGTAATCCAGAGTATCAGGGCATCGACCAAGCAAAACTGGTTCCGCTTCTAACGGCAGCATTGCAGGAAGCCATTGCCAAGATTGAATCCCTTGAAACCCGCATTGCAACCTTAGAAGGAGGAGAAAATCATGGGTAAAGACAACAAATCCCAGATGATTACCATTGATGGCGTTGAATACGATACCGCAGAGTTCACAGAGGAACAGGCCACTTTGACCAACCACTGCTTAGACTTGGATCGCAAGATTGCCAACATGAACTTTCAATTGCAGCAGTTGCAGGTGGGCAAAGACTCGTTTGTAAGTATGCTAAAGGCTGCTTTAGAAAAGGAAGAATAAGATGAGTTACATTGGTCAGGGACTTGGACAGGGGCAAGCAGAACGTTTTGTCTTCACTGCTGCGGGTGGTGAGACCAGCGTAACTCTGGATGATTCTGGTCGTGGTGTTGCCTACACAGTAGGGCAAGTGGATGTATACCTCAACGGTCTCAAGCTGGTAAACGGCACGGGCTTCACTGCAACTACAGGTAGTAGCATCACTGGTTTATCTGCACTGTCTGCAAGTGATGTCGTAGAGATTGTTGCACTAAGCACCTTCGATGTTGCTGTCACTGAAACTAATGACCTAACTGCCGCAGTCACTTGGGCCAACATTCCAGATGCCAATGTACCTCAGTCTGCTGTAACTCAACATCAGGCGGCATTAACTATTACTGAATCTCAGATTAGTGATCTTGGTAGTTATATTGCGGACGGTTTTTCAGTAACCTCAGGAACGCTAACTACTGCAAATATTACTACTGCAGATTTTGGGAATTACACAATAGCCGAATCTACTGGAATTCTAAGTTTTTCTAATAGCGGTACCCCAGTAATGCAGCTTGATGCCAGTGGTGGCTTTACTATTTTATAACAGCCAGAGTACTCTGGAACGTAAAGGTGGAGAAATAAAATGCCTAAGTTTTTTGTAGATGGTTCAAGTGGTGATGTTAATCTTGGCTATGAAGCTACTGGTACAACTGCTAAAGTAACATGGGATGCTTCTAATGAAACTTTAGATGTAGACGGTGTTCTTACTATTAAAGGAACACTAGCTGCAACTGCAAGTTCTTCTTATTATGAAGAAGCAGAATTGTTTAAAAGAAGTTCAGCTAATACTCTAAGTGTTCCCCAATTATCTGGTGTTGTTAATGGAACTCTTATTGTTGTTTCAGCAACTACACTTGCTTTAAATACTTCAGGTAATTGGGATTCAGCTACTTATGCAACACCAGCTAACCGTGCCGGTAAAGATTTTTATGTATACTTATTAGAAGCTGGTGGGGTTATTCTTTCAGCAAATTCAACTTATCCTACAGGATATACAGCTCTTAATTCTCGTAAAATTGCTGGCTTTCATTGTCTTTGTACTTCTGTTGGTACTATTTCAGGACATACTCTTTCTGGTTATGTTGCTGGTGATATTCTTCCTCGATCTGTTTGGGATTTATTTAATCGTTCCAGCGCAAGACAAGAAGGTACTGTACTTTCTACTTCCGGTAAATGGGTAGATATTTATCTTCCTTCTGTATCAGGTTCAACTTTAGTATCTGTTAATGGAGGTACTATTGCTGACGGTGTTTCTTCTCCTGCTTTTCATACTTATAAGTTTGAACAATGGTTTGCTCGTCAAGGCATGAAAACAATTTCACAACAAGAATTTTTTGCTGCTTCTGAAGGTGCTAATCAAGGTACAAACATCACAGGATCTTCTGATCCGGGAACTACAGGTGGTCATACTGATACAGCAGGCCGTCGAATGATTTCTAATGATGGTGTAGAAGATACTTGTGGTGTCCTTTGGCAGTGGTGTCGAGATACCGGTGGAAACTCAGGGGCTTCTTCATGGAGAAATGCTTATGATGGTAATGATTCTGGAGTAGGTGGACAGCATTATAATGAGCCTTATCGCGGGATATTGGGCGTTTATTGGAGTTCCGGGGTGATATGCGGTTCTCGTGGTTCCGGTTGGCATATTGCTCCCCTCCATCTCGGTTCCGACCGTTCCTCTCGTGGCGTGGCGGAGCCCCGGAGTTTCCGGTTTTAAGAATCCTTAGGGATGGGTATAAAGATGTACATTCGCAGGAAATTGGGCGGTAATTGGAATAACAGGGTGAAATGCGGTTCTCGTAGTTCCAATTGGAATAATGATCCCCTCAATCTCAATTCCAGCAATTCCTCTCGTGGCGTGGCAGATACAGAGG